AATTAGTGTGTCTGATCTGAAAGATACCTTATATCAGTTGACACTTAAATCTGATGAATTTGGAGGAGTCTATAAGACTGCATGGGATAAAATCAGTGAAGTACCTTACAGCAACACAACTGATGCGTTAGATGCTGTTTACACATGCCTAAAAGATGCCGGAGTGCCGCTCGACGAACTTGATAAAAAACTGCGTGAAGATTTCCCGAATGCAGTGCAGGCAACAAAGACCAGCGTAGATGCATCTATGACAGGAGCGCAGCAGACTGTAACGTCAACAACTTCGAAAATGAAAACGGATGCAGAAACAAATCTGGCAGGGGTTCAGAAAGCGGCAGAAGATGCAGCAGGTGGTGTGAATACTTCTACAGTGAAGAACTGGGGAAATTCTGCAGCAGAGGTCGATAAAAACCTTGACCAGATGAAACAGACGGCAAACCTGAAACTTGGTGAGATGCAGAAAACAGTGGATTCCCATTTTACGTCACAGTACAATGTCATGACAAAAAAATGGGAAAAAGCAGGAGAACGTATTTCTCAAATTATTTCGAGTATGGAAACATCAACAGGAAGACAGTTCGAAAAACTTGAAAGCCTGATGCAATCAGCCGGAACCAGAATGGGAAATAATCTGGCAAATGGAGTATCCAAGGCTGCAACTGGAATTACCAGAACAATTAATGAAATTATTGGTAAGGTAAATAATACAATCAGCAATATTAATGGTGCGGTAGGTGGAATTGAGCGTTCATTTACGTTTAATTACAATTATACGAACCCTGTCACGAAGACAGCCGGAAAATATAGCTCATGGCTCAGCCTTCCACGGGTAAACAGTGTTCCATATCTTGCAAGTGGCGCGGTTATTCCTCCGAGATCAGAGTTCATGGCTGTACTGGGAGATCAAAAGAGTGGAAATAATCTGGAAGCTCCGGAAGGTCTGATACGTAAAATTATAAGAGAAGAAGTTCCACAAACACAGGGAGGAAACACTTATAATATATCTGCAAAAGCAAAGGGAAAGACAATATTTGAACTCATTCTCGAAGAAGGAAAACTCAGTCAGGACCGTACAGGAAAAAATCCATTTTTACTGGTATAAGAGGTGACACATGATGCAGGAAAAATTATTGTTCAATGGAATTGAAATAAAACAACCGGATTCGGGAGCGCTCGGAGTTAATTTTGACACAACGTTTACAGAGGATTCAGGACGTATAATGAGTGGAACGGCATTTGTCGCTCCACTTTTTACAGTAGAATCCTATTCATATGAAGCAACAGATCTTACGCTTGAAGAAATGTCTCAGATTCTTCAGATTGTAGCCAAAGGAAAAATATTTAAATGTCGGTATCTTTCCGCCTATTACGGAAAATGGAGAACAGACGAATTTTATGTAGGAAAAGGAAGCTTAAACGTAGGAACATGGCAAACTTCAGAAGAAAAATATGACAAATTGAGTTTTAACATTATAGGAGTAAATCCGTTATGATAAATGCAAGTGTAGAATTTCGAAGAACGATGCAACGACGGACAGACTTCAAACCATCTGTAAGTATAACGTTTTTGGATGGCAGGACGGTAAACCTTACAGAACGCGATTTTTCGATAAACGGAAGTGAACTGACAGACGGAGCTGAGAGCAACAGCTTTCCACTGGGAGTAGCAATTGGAAGATCTTTTTCGATGGAGATCAAAAATCAAAATCAAAGATTTGAAGATTACAGCTTTTACAGGGCGATTGTCCGATTGCAGCTGCATTTTAAATTGGATTCTGAAATTATAGAAACAATTTATATGGGGAAATTTACAGTAACGACTCCAGAAACTTATGGAACAACTATTGCGGTACAGGCTGTGGATGATATGTATAAAGCTAATGCAAGTTATTCCACACAGTTAAAGTTTCCGGTAACACTGGGAGAAATGGTAATAGACTGTTGCAAACAATGTAATCTTCCGCTGGGGACAGCTGCTTTTAAAAACAGTAGCTTTTCTGTCAAAACAAAACCGGAAAACATAAGCTGCCGGGAGGTACTGGCACAAGCTGCAATGATAGCCGGTGGATATGCTAAAGTTGATAGAAATGGATATTTGCGAATCTGTACATATGACCTGTCAGTATTTGAACGGGAAGGTACAGGTGATGGAGGCAGCTTTGACAACAGTGAAGCTGCTGATTTTTATGTAGATGGAAATGATGTTGATGGTGGAAATTTTGATGATTATTCTTCTGGTGATGGATTGGATTCAGGAGCATTTTCCTCAATGGATGATTTTCACATGTTCTATAATTTCCTCTCATCACCACAGGCTGATGCAGATGATGTGGTAATAACCGGAATCCGGATTTCTGATACAGCAGGGAAAACATATCTCTGTGGAGAAGAAGGATATATTCTGAGCATAGAGAATCAACTTGCAAAAGGAAATGAGCAGAATGCGGTGAATGCAATCGGAAAATTGATAAATGGGTTTAAGTTCCGTGCTTTTTCAGGGGAACATACAGGTTATCCGCTCGCAGAATTTGGCGATGTATGCTATATCGTTGATCAGTATAAAAACGTATACCAGTCAATTCTGACAGACATAACATATCGTTTTAATGGAAAGACCTCGCTAAAGTGCAGTGCAGATAGTCCGTTAAGGAACAGCAGTAAAAACACCTACAATTCTGATTACATTAAAGCTGTGATAGCCGCACGTAATTACACCGATCAGGAAATGTCTGCCTACGACCTTGTCGTCCAGCAGATGAGCCAACTTGCTGCCAACACCATGGGATTTTACCAGACAACGGTCCATCAGGATAATGGCGCAGTGATCGTGTACAGACATGATAAGCCAAAGCTGAGTGAATCTAAGATAGTATACAAGTCCGGCATTGACGGATTTTTCGTGACACAGAATTATACCGGAAGGGATTCCACTACAGTATGGAAAGCCGGATTTGATTCTTCCGGAAATGCAGTGCTGAACATCCTGTCCGTGATAGGTATTCACTGGGACTGGGCAAGCGGCGGGACATTAAGCCTTGGCGGAAAAGGGAATGGAAACGGTGTTCTGAAAGTTTTTGATGAAAATGGAAAGTTAATCGGCCAGTGGGACAGAAGCGGTATTGTTGCACAGTCAGGGAAGTTTTCAGGGGACATAACCGGTGCCAGCGGTACTTTTTCAGGCAGATTGGATTCCCAGACAGGAAATATTGCAGGATGGGATATTTCAAGTGAGGGACTGAGTGCCGCAAAAATGAAGATCTACAGCAATAAGTCTATTAAGGCAAATGATTCACCGGATGATATTTTTACTGATGATCCTTATACGAGAATATATAAGGATGGTATTTCAACAGATCAGATATCTGCAAATGAAATTAATTTTACACCTAAAAAGGGCAGCACGTATTACAAAGGCACCACGAAAACGGTAACTGTGGTAACGGATGTAAGCGGTTCAACTGTTAAGTCCACAAAATTAACATTCATAGATGGAATGCTGGTTCATGAGACAGTTTAAAAGGAGGGGCAACATGGCGATAACGATCAGAAAAGGACCATACGATAAGTTTGATGCACAGAAGCTTCAGGCGGGGGAAATGGCCATGGTGACAGAAGGAGATCCACATACCAGTGACGGCAGGGCAGTTTACGTATGCTTTTCCCCGGGTGATGTAAAGCGGATGGCAACTTATGAGGATATGGTTGAGAACGTGGACGCTTCCTGTAAAGAGGTCATTGACAGGCACATTGATGAAAAGACCGGTGCGGCACTGGAAGCCTGTAAAGAAGCTGCAAAAGCGGCGCAGGATGCGGCAAAAGGAACGATCCTTGCAAAATCTGATGCTGAGCTTGCGACAGCAGATGCACAGAATGCGGCAGGAGTAGCCAATGAGGCAGCGGAAAAGGCTCTTGAAGCTGTAAAAAAGTGTGAGGGTCTTATGGATAACACGAGGGTAACAGCACTTGAAGAAAAAATGGAAAAAGTACTGGAACTGCTTAAAAA